AATCGTGGGTATAAACTCCCATTTAAGATCATGACATATCTTTTTCCATATGACATCTTGTTGGTACAGCTTCTCTTTAGACTTGAGGAGGGGAAAATACTGAAGATACTCATCTTCAGATAGAAGTTCGCAAAATTTATACAAAACATACGAGTAACTCAAAAAGTTCTTACGTTCTGTCGGACAGTTATCGTCAAAAGGTTTTTGAATATCCTTGAACATAATTCGAAGATACTCCTCCAATTCTTGTGGCATATTTGGGGGTTTAATACCACTGAGAATATTTGCTATATAGGGTACATGTTCATAGTATTTATTCAATCGAAGTTTCTTGAGTAACCCCCTCACTTTTGCATGTGTGATATCTTCGACTTTCTTAACTTTCATTTTCTTGAGTTCGGAACGTAGCTGTTCCATGACTTCGGGAGGTATGGTGGTCGTCTCTTGTGCTTGAAATTGTGACAACCATTCATTGAAGTGATTCTCCCTCTTGTATGAATAGTTTACAATTTTTTCAGATGTTTCCTGTTCTTCTTTGTATGTCAATTCTTCACTGATTGCTCTAGCAACTATTAGACCACATCCATCACACACGAGATCGGCGGTTTGATGATAATGAATAATATTACTATCTGGACAATTCATACATACTTCAACGGTTTTTTGTACGGGTCTATATATGTTTTGTTTTTCAACTTCGACAAGATAATCTGTAAATATATCCTTTCTTTTTAGACCCACAGTTTCTTTGACATTAAATACATTATCTGTATTTATTTTATCTTCACCCTCACCGTCATCTATGTGTAAATTCATGAATGGCATACATTTTATCATGTAATCCGACATTTCACTTTCATATCGTCTACGATTACTCGGGTCATTTTTTATTAGGTTTGTCCATTCATCCAATTTATTGTTATATCTACTTAAAAAATTCCCTTCCATTCGTTATATAGAAATGCTCTTTAAACTTTTAAGTAGTCTTTTATACTTTTATAAAAAACTAACCACATATCCAGACTATCATATCGTTTCTAAAGTTTTAGAATATGAAATTGATCCCGACATAAAATACAAGACTGAAGATGAATTCTGGAAACATGAAAGTAAAGACTGGGAAGATGGTATACTAACTGAGTATTACACGGATGTCATCGACAAAGAGATCATACACACATGCGTCCCTCAGAATGTCAAGTATATTATTCTGAGAGTGAAATATTACTTCAATGGTAAAATGTACACCGCCGTATCAAATGATATAAATTTCATGCCGGGTGTAAATGAAGATACTGGTATGCATTTTAGTATTCCTTTGAGTAGTGCCTGGTTAGTCGATCATGATGATAAACCTATAAGAGATATTACTGAAAAGGTGAAACGATATATGGGTCCTCGTTGCGATTTCCATACCCAAAAAGTTCCGATCGATCAATTTTTATATTATGAACGATCATACTTGAAGGAGTATTTACCTAAAATTATTATAAAAAATTCATTTGGTATGTCAAAAATTGTATCGACACTCGATAACTTTACAACAGATCTTCGGATACCTTAGTTGCCAAGTAAAATTTAAGTTCACCCAAGTTTGCGACGTTATACTTTAAAATCAAAAACCTATTTCCAGTTTCTTGTATAATTTGCACAGACGCACACATACTCGTCGCCTTTGTAAAGATATTCAAATATTTTAGACTATACAAACCCGTAATACACGGACTTTCTTCGGGACATTCTATACACGTCTCTTGATTCGCAAAGTCACCATCACATCTGAGCTTAAGCTGTTTACCGTCACGAGTAATACCAATCTCTGGACCAAGATTATACATGTCACGACACAATCGCTGAAAGTCTGATGAAGGTAGAATGGTCACGGTGGACATTTCAACTTCAGGAACTTCTATCCGACTTTCATTAATGTCTAACAATTTAAGCTGAAACTTAGAACTCGTCTTTTTTGATTCACTCGTGATTGTGATATCCATGTACTCTTTCGATGTAATTTCAATTTGAAGAACATCATTGTTTGTAATTGTTTTGAGTAACTTGAAAGTATTTGAAATATTAATGCCAGCTATAATCTCTTCCTGATCACAGTGATATTCCTCAAAGTTGTCAGACGCTAAGAACATGTCTATGAGAGACGTTCGAGCGGTATCGAGTGTAACAATATACATACCCTGTGGTCTAAAGTAAATATTCACATCGTTGAGTATATCCTTTAACACTTCGAAAGTTGACTTAAAGGCTGAAGCCTGTATCGAAACTAATTTCATGTCTACACATGTAAAGTATCACATCTTTAAATCAGTATATGCCATACCCTTAGACACATCTCTACTTATTTTTTCCTCGAGTTCTTTAGTCATCGCAGGTTGGAGAGATTGTCCATAGTTGTCTAAATAAAACATATCCGCATCCTTCTCGTTACCATCTAGACTGGTCATAGAATAAGCACCCCCAAAACCTCCATGCTCAATTTCCTTCTTTGGTAGGAGTGAGTCTAACCAGTTCTTTATTTCGTTCCCCACGAGAATCTTTCCATTTTTAGTCAGCATCGTAGGAACACGTGTGATCTTATTTTGATAGTTCCTAGGTATCCCCTGTGTATTCACATTATGGAATTGTACGAGCTGTTTCAATTGCGCCTGACTTTTGATATACTCGATAATATCCATTGAGTGTTTACACCTTGGACTGTAGATAAGTAGCGACATCTAATATTTATACGGTATTTAGTAAAAAAATATTAACGCACTATAGTAAAGATGAAGGTATATATACTTTTGGCTCTTCTCGTCTTGGTGATTTTATTGACCAGGCGTGAATCATTCACTGAGATTTTCGGACTTTCAGGATACAGCAAACCTGTAGACTACATACGGCTCAACGACCCCAGACCAAACCTATCCGGTTACAAGGAGGTTGAGGCTTCTGTGAATCATGATATGATGGAAACATTCACCATTCAAGCAAACGCTGAGATTTCCAAGCGCATCGGTGCACCCACATACATCATAGAAACTGCTAAAATTAAGAAACATACTGGAAGGGAAAATGATATTTACGAATGTGTGTTCATGGTCATGAAAAAGGGTGGCTTTTCGTATGGTTTCTCGGTCGTAGCCTCATTCGAGGTGAAGGGTGATACAATGAAACTCGTATCTCTCCGTACCCAGCCGATTGACATTGAACAACCCGGCAACGTAAAGGCTTTCACAGATGGGGCACCAGGTAAGGAATTTCTTAAATTTGAGCTGGTCAAGGAGGCCGCCACTCCTACCATGGGTGAGTTTGAAGAGGCTAAAAATAAGTTGATGTAATTATAATGATCAACATCAATGATATTCTGAAAATTGATGAAAAGAAAAAACTGATTAAAAAGGAAATCTATACCAAAATTTACGAACAGTTTTCTTGCAAGATAAAACAGTCAGTAGAATTTGGTCATAAACAGGTATTTTTAACCGTTCCTCTATTTTTAATAGGATACCCAGTGTTCGATAGATCGTCTGCGTGTCGTTATGTGGCTAGACAGTTTACGCGGGGTGGTTTTACTGTAGAGTTTATGAGTGATTTTGATTTATACGTCGCATGGCCTAAACCAAGGAGGGTAAAGGAAATGAACGACGATGATGACGATGATGATTCGGGATTTCCAAACCTCATGAATCTTAAGAAGATAGCGAACAAGTACAGGGGAGCTGCGTAGGAAATAAGCTTTTTAAAAACCCTATTAATCATAAATGGACAATCTGAACGTACTCGTCGAGGCTAAAAAGGAATACCTCGGTCAGTTATGTCTCATCATGTGCCCACCTATGATTGAAGTTTTTGATGAAATGTACAGGGAATCGGTTAAGATTTCAAAGGGTCGAAAGATTCTTATCATGTTCCAGAAGTTATTGAAGGAAGTTCCCAATTGGTCTAACGCGATGTCTAAACAGCACACCGATAATATCGCTGATAGGTGTGCATGGTTCAATGACCTTTTAGCCGCAGTCTTTGTGGCGTGCACCAAGATTCTCTCAGCTGTTCGTCTCAAGGCGGATAACAAGAAGATTTCACTTAAATTACCAACGAATGAAGTCTTCATTCAAACCTGTTACAATAACATTGCCAAGGATTTGTACAAGGACCCTTATATTTTCCACAGTGAACAAAGTGAATACACTCGTGACGAAAGTTTGACGATGCGTTTTTGTTCCGCTATCGAGACCACTGTCAAAGAGTTGATCCCCGTTCAACAAATTTTACAAACTTATATGTCCCAGGAGTCGAGGGATATCGATCTCGACGGTGAAATTGAAGATACCATAGATCCCGATGTGGTTGATGAGTTGGATACCCCCATGGAAGAAGAGCCCATCGAAGAGGAACCCGTCAACCCCCAGGAGACTGCACCAATTGAGGGGGGAGAACTTGAGGAAATGCACGGTCTCGCGAATGAGTTCAAGACTGTTCCGGGCGTTCATACGCAACCCGAGCCCGAAGATGAGCCCGAGCTCGAACCACAACCACAACCACAACCACAACCCCAGGGTGAAGATGAAGGTGTTTTATTTGGTGACGCACCAGAGCAGCGTACAAAAAAACTTGCCTATAATTAAATGGAGTCATTGTCAGAACATTTCCGTGACCCACTCAGTGCAGCTCTTATCGCGGGTTTAATTACTGCTGGGTACATTCACCTTAAAGCACATCTCAATAATGAAGGTAAATTAGAATTGAATAAATACACTAAACCTGCCGTATTAAATGCGATACTCGTATTTTTCATAATCTCTAATGGTGTAGGTAAAAAGGAGTCTATATCTACAGACCCTTTCTGAAACTTAAAGATTACAGGTTTATAATAAGAAAATGGCATCCGTTACTGCGTTCAACGATATGATGGGTCAATTTCTTGTGGAATTGCACAAGACTCTTCCAGAGGAAAAAGGCATTAAGAAGATGTTGACGTCGTTCGATCTTTTGAAGACTACCAACCCCCGCCTCGTCGTGGATGGGTTTATGACTGGTGTAACCCCTTACGCCGGGCATATCTCCGATAAGAATGAGCAGTTTATCCTAAAGGAGATTGAAAATATCGATTTTCTCAAGGAGCTTGATGTAAAGTCGTATTGGTCCAAGTTGTCTCCAAACACAAAGGAAGCCACGTGGCAGTATCTCCAAACACTGTACATGCTCGGTACCACTATCATTTCTATCCCCGCCGAGACACTATCTATGATTGAGGGACTGGCTAAGGATTGTGCAGATAAACTCGAAAGTGGAGATGGTGATGTTGATCAGGATGCCTTGATGAAAATGATTGGTGGTATGATGGGTGGCATGGGTGACTCTGGTCAGGGTCTTCTGAAAAAATAAACCTTAATGTATATTAAATGAAGGCCTGGTTCGACGATCCTAAGCAACTCATCCGGCGTGACCAAATTTCCCAGTTTTGGCCAACGAGTGAACAAACACCAGAAGATCGAATTAACGCAGCTTCGAGATTTATAATTTATATTGCTACCGTCGTATTTCTAATTCGTCGCGATCCCAGGATCTATGTCCTAGCATTGACTGTTCTCGCTGTTATTTTTGTTTTATATAAAACCAACATGGTGAAGGAAACATTTAATCATTCATTGAAAAGGAGTTCCAATTGTCAGGAACCAACTCTTAATAATCCCATGGCTAACGTGCTTATGACCGATTACAGTGACGCGCCCAATCGTTTAGAGGCGTGTTATTACTCCCAACCCAATGAATTTGTTACACAAGGTGTTCCATTTGATTCAGGGCGTTCTCGGTCATCGTTACCCAAATTTCAAAAAAATGCTATAGAAAGGCAATTTGTCACGAACCCTGTGAGTCAAATACCAGGCGATCAAACGCAATTTGCTGAGTGGTTATATGGACCAAAGAATGGACCCATGTGCAAAAGTGATTCCAAGTACTGTAATCCTGACGCGCGTGGTGTTCAATTAGAGGCTTTCGCTGGTCTTGGTGGTGATGGGGATATCAGAGGTCCCCGAGGTGGTGGTCGTGTGCGAGGTGGTGGCGGAACCTATAGTTAGATTAATATTCTCGTGTAATAATAAATGGCATATCAACTCCAACCTGGTCTCTCAATTGTTGAAAACGCTGGTGCCCTTCCAAGTGTAAAAGCGACTGATGAGGTATTCGTTTACCCTCAGCCCAGTCAATTAAATTATGGTTCTCGCCCCAATACCATGCTTTATGGAACTGCTCCATACAAGGCTGGTAAGGGTTCTCCAGCAGAATATATCGAAACATCCGATCAACTTCGTCCCCAAGCTACTACCCGTTTCAATAAAGTCATCGTACCCACCTATGAACGCAATTTATTCCCCCTTACCAACATGGATTGTAAGGTCCCTCTTCGTACCAGGTCATACGAACCTTCGAGTACTCGTGCCGAGCTCCAGAATGGTTTGTTTGACCAGAGGTATATTAATAAAAATGTTAACAAGAAGTAAGAATGGCTGATCCAATTTCACTCATCGCCGTAGCCTCACTCGTCTACGCTGGACGCTCTCTCAGTAAGAAACCTGAAAAATATACCCCTTTATCTGAAAGTCCCAAAGAATCTCCATCAGCTCAATTTATTGATTTCAAGGAAAATGATTTCGTCTCTCGAGTGGATGCCCCACAGAAGAGGGAGGTTGAAAGTTTCGGAGATATCTCCAGGCAACAACGCAGTGGTGGTCAAGAAGTTTTGGATTTACGTAATCGTATGAGTGATCGAGGTCGGATGAATAATCTTTCCCCGGTTGAGAAACAAATGGTTGGTCCAGGTCTTGGTGTTGGTGCACACACCCCAGCTGTCGGTGGCTTTCAACAATCATTCCGAGTTAACCCAGTTAATGTGGGTGAATACAGGCTTACTACATTACCAGGGCGTAGTGGCCCAGCTCAAGATGTTACGGGTGGTCGTTCGGCTAAGGTCGGTGAATTGACACACAATAAACCCGCTACAACCGCCCATCTTCCCAGTCGTTTACCCGCTATGCCCGGACGCGCTCAAGGTATGTCAGGTGTCGTTCCCCGTAATGAACACGAAAGAACTAAGAGGACCACCAACCGTTCGGAAACTGGTGTTCGCACCGATGGGTTAGGTTTCAATGGTGCCAGGCGCTTCATACCCGCTCAGACTATTGTACAAAATCCTACGAGGTTCAGGACCGATCGCAACGATGAGCAGTACATCTACAACAACCAACCCACTCCAGGTATTACCAACTTTGTCGGTGGGTACACTAACAGTGCCGCCGCACAGGTTAACGCTAGGAGCAATGAAGAACTCATGAAGTATGGTTTCCGACCCGAAGATCGTCGCGGTAAACCTAACCGTATGGGTAACGCTGGTCGTATGAATGTTCGTGAGAGCGCCCTCAAGCAGGGTGGTAAGCTTACGGCGGTTCGATCCGATACGACTCGTGTCGATGGCCGTGTCAACCCAGCCAGTGGTGGTTGGACACAAAACTACAAGAATAACGAGTATCATCAGTTCAACGCCTACAAGGGTAATGAAAATCCCAACTCCAGGCGTCTCGATATTGCCAAGACACAGCTCCAGAATAATCCTTTATCCCATAGCCTTTCTCAGTAAATTTCATACTGAAATAGACAAAAACATTCATTAAAATATTGTGCCTGTATTTTAATGAAGGTCCATACCTTGAACATAGATAGCAGTCAACGCCAATCGAATGTGTATCTACACGCCAACACATACGTCATTCGTTTAGAAAATCCAATTTATGACGTGTCT